GTTTGATCCTCTCTCTGGAAACTGCACTACTGCTCCTTTAATGGAGTGATTGTGCAAAACCAGTTATACGGAAGTGTAGGTCCTTTGTCTGATCAACAAAGGGTTTATCCTATCTTTCTGATTTTCTCAAAGTTTATTCTTTGAGTTAATTATATCTATAGTTAGTAGTAGACCGATCTTCCTAGGATCACGCTACTGACTATACTATATTTATAATTGGTTTGAATAAAGTTTACGTGCCTTGTACTTAGTACAAGCGTAAACGAGTGGTTCTTAGCATCTGTTCGTCCCCCTTAATAGGGGAACAGCGAGATGCTGCCACCTTACATTTGAACTAAACACTTAATCATGATAAAAAATAAAAATATTAATTTAAATTTTTTCTTTTCAGGATTAAAGATGTTCAAGAACATTTATGAGGCTGGTAGCATGATCAACCTCTCAAGTGATAAACACTTGAGGCTAGTTGCCAGGTCCATTGGTCGACGAATATTGACCATATGTTTCCTGAATACTAAAGAGTCCAATCGAGTACGTTTAATACATAATTTTGCCGTACACATCTTAAAGATTTATAGATGTCACGGTGAATTATATACTGTTAAGTATCTAAAGGCTTGTCAACTTTCCATTCAAAAGAAAATCGCAGGACAACCATTCTCAAGTTTGAGAGAGATTGAACCGGATCTTCCCCTACCCCGCCTAACAAAAAGTGGGCTTCCTCAGATTATTAAATTATCTGATCGAGCTTCTATTGTTAGAGGGTCAATGAGTGTTATTAGATTTTATTTATCTTTATTTTCTATTTATAGAATATTAAAGATTAAATGTAAAGCTAAAATTAACACTATCACTGATCCTTTTACTGGGGATTCCCTCAAAACGGACGATTTCAACAAATTCATTGAGCTATACGCTCCTCGACTTGTTGCAAATTTTCCGATTAGTTGGAATTTATCGGAGTTGGCTCCAAAAAGGTTATTACCTCTTTGAAAGTCCTCTCCGGTTAGTAGGGTTAGTTGAAAGGGAATTTTAGCATCTTATTTAGCACTCCTTAAAAATAAAGAGTTGCTAGAAGTTGTTAAAGATTACCTTTCTATAACTAATTCTGTTTTTTTTCAAACTATAATGGACCATCTTGACCATATGGTAAAGAATTGTCCAAGTATTCGTGACCATTTAATCCCTAATGGGGCTGGTTTCCAGACAACGTCTGTAGACATTCGTTCTAATTCGAACTTGGGTCGACTGGCGTTTAAGGAAGAACCAGCAGGGAAACTCCGGGTTTTTGCAATGGTTGAGGTTTTAACCCAATCCATCTTAAATCCCCTTCATTTGAAACTTTTTGATTTTTTCAAATTATTACCAAATGATGGTACTCATGACCAAGAAAAAGCTTTTAATTTAGCACAATCCTTGGCTTCTAAGTATGGAGGATCTTTTGGTTTTGACTTAACAGCGGCAACCGATCGGTTACCTCTATCTAGTCAAACCTCCTTATTAAATGGGTTATTTGGCTCAAACTTTGGATCTATCTGAGCCAAACTTTTGGTTTCCCGTGATTATTTGGTACCTCCTAATGAATATAGCATTCAAGAGGGATGTATCAAGTACTCAGTGGGACAGCCTATGGGAGCGTTGTCTTCATGAGCAATGTTGAATTTTGTCCATCATATGATGGTCCAATATTGCTGGAAGACCTTGCATCCTACCTATAAAGGCTGGTATTCCGATTATGTCGTCCTTGGAGATGATATAGTAATTTTTGATCCTAATTTGGCTCCTCGGTATCTACAATTATGTAAACATCTAGGGGTTACTATCAATGAGTCAAAAAGTATTATTTCCAAGAAACCAGTTGTAGAATTTGCAAAGAGAACTTCTCTTAACGGTTTTGATGTTTCAGCTTTAAGCTTCAAAGAATTTATATCATCTAATAATTTCTTTGGAAGACTAGCTTTGGCAACTAAACTTCTAAGACGGAAATACGGAAAAAACAACAAGAAATTGTTTATTTTATCCCAAATTTCTGATCCTCGTAAGGATAAAATTTCTCTTACTCATTCTATAATTGGTTATATGACACAATTGGTTTCAAATAATCAAATGTTATGATCTGACTTAGTAGCTTTATTTAATTTTTCAGGAGTACCTTCTTCTTTCTTTGGAAAGAGGACTGACTCCGTTAATCACTTAGCATTAAATATCATTTTTGATAAAATGATGAAATCTCAGGATTGAGATATCACACAAATTATTGATAATGATGGTTTATTGCACAGTGCAAAAAAATTAATGGCCTATAAGTTAGTCATTATGACTAAGTGTCAAGATTTATATATGGAGGTTCGCCATTCTAAATTCTGTTATAAACAGTTAGAATTAGCACTGCCTACCTTATTACCTTGAGACACTGAGAAACAAGATTATCTGTATCCTCTTTTAGATGAAGAAAAGGAAGATTATTATAAACTTCTTTCTTTTTATCTTCCTGAGGATAGGGTTGGTTCTCCTACTTTTGACTCTCGCGGCGGTACTATGGATTTATGAGAAAAACTTATGTTTAGAGACAACTTTAATGAGGTTACTTTAGATAAACTTCTGAAGTTACACCTTGAATTGTTGTCTTATAAAAAAAACATTCAGTTTTTTATAATTCCTGAGAACCTACGTTTGAAGGAGATTGACAATCCTTTAAAAGTATTAGACTTTGTTGCGGAGATTGAAACCAAATCTGCAAAACAAAGTTTTCTAAATTTAAAGCATAGTCGCCAGGAGAACGAGAGCTTCGCGTGAGTAACAGATGCGCCAAGTACTATACACATCACTGATCCTCTTCCTCTTACTGAGTGGGAGAAATCTAAAGTGATTAGTAAAGAACAATCGCGTATCCTCATAAAAAATTCTTCTAAAGTGAAGATTGATTATGAGTCGATGTTACCTAAACCCGGTTGATTCCTCCATGGTAAGGAAATAACAGAGAAAGTCGCTAAGAGTACAGAATGGGAATCTAACCTTTCTAAGTTCGGGGTTTTACCCGAACTAAAAGATAGTTCCATAAAGATTGATTATTTAGATAACCAATCTGACTATATCCCTAATGAACCCTCTAATACATCCCAAACCAAAGAGGAATGGGTTAAAAGCATTTTCAAACCTCTTCCTAATCAATCTGATGAAGAAGTTGAGGTTAGTGCTCCTCCCTTTGTTTGATCTCAATACCCTAGAACCGATGAAGATTTTGAAACAATCTCACGATCTACGGTTAAAAGTCCAACAAATATGGATCCACCTACTCCTCCTAAAACTCCTCCATTCGATTTCTCTAATATACCTGATCCTAGTGTTGATTTTTTTAAAAATCAACGTAAGAAGATGGAATATGTAGATAGTCTATATGGAAAGGTCTCAGAAGGAAGTTTTGAAGATGCCCCTAAACCCAATAATATTAATTTGAACCCCTCAGAGTCAAACAATGATTTTGGTTCTTCCTTCAACAAGTTAGTTTCTGAACTTCCTCTAACCAGTGAATTAAATCACTCAATAAAGAGTAGTTCTACATTGACTAATGTTGACGGAACTCCACTGACAGCGTTTGAAGCTGATATGGTTTCTCGTTTTAAAATTATGCATGATCAAGCTTTAAAAAAAGCTAACAACAATATTTTAGGTTCTCAACCTGAGTCTCCTATTATGAAGATAAATGTGATTAATAAAATCCATCCTTCAAAACGGGACTTAGTTAGCG